TAATAGCTGTGGACCCGCTGGCTGTTGAGCCTCGGACTGTGTTGTCGAAGGCAGGTCGAAAAACAATGCTGTTACCCGTATCGTTGTTACCCTTGTTGTAAGCTAAAACATATGCTTTAGCTGTAGTATCAAACGCAGTACTAGGATATTGTGTATAGATTCCTGGTGTTACATTAGTAATAGTGTCAAAACTAATGCTGGTTCCACTTACCGTTCCTTGAATGAGCTTCCCGTAGGTTTCCGAGACTGGGTTGTGCCCAACAACAATGCCCACTTTATTTGAGTCAGAATTGAACACAGTGTCTGAATAGTTAAGTTGGGCTGAAACAAACACAACCGCCGTTCCGAAGCTTATCGCAGTGCCGCTTACGGTTCCGACAATAGCCGTGGCATAATTAGAATTGCCACCGTCCCTGTAAACGAATACAACTTTGTTACTATTGCTATCAAAAGTAGATGATAAGTTACCCGGTGATCCCGTATCTGCAGCCTCAAATACTACAGCCGTGCCAAAGCTAATATTAGTTCCAGATACAGTTCCGACAATCGCTGTTCCGTAATTAGAATTACCAGCGTCACTATAGGCTATAACCATTTTATTTAAGTTGCTGTCAAAAACGGAGCTAGTATTACGACTGCTGAGCCCGAGGGACGCAGATTCAAAAACAACCGCACTACCAAAACTTATGTTAGTACCAGATACAGTTCCAACAATAGCTGTACCGTAACTGCTATTGCCACCATCACCGTAGGCTATTACAACCTTGTTAGAATTACTGTCAAAATCACTTGAGGAACTAGTGACCGCCGCTGATTCATAAACTACAGGCGTTCCAAAACTTATGGAATTATTCGCAGGATTAACTGTTCCAACAATAGCTGTCCCGTAGTTTGAGTTACTAGCATTACTATAACCTATTACGACTTTGTTGCTGTTGCTATCAAAGCAAACACTGGCAGGCCAAACGCCTTGGTTTATTACGTTATTATTTACAGCAACAACTGAAGTTCCAAAACTAATGCTGGTTCCGCTTACAGTTCCAACAATTACACTGAGACTCGACTGACCTCCGCCGTATCGCCTATAAACAACAACAACTCTATTTGAGTTAGAGTCATATACTGAAATAGTTTGATCAGCACGGGTAGACTCAAACACAACCTCAGAACCAGTTGCTGCTGGCCCTTCATCATAATCCACGACCCCATTAGTTATGCCTACGAAGTTCTCGGCGGTGAGGTTAAGATTGTCAAAAACAGGCGTAAAACCTTCTGCATAACCATACTGACCTGTATTAAAGAAAAGAGCCACTCTGTTACTATTAGTATCAAATAAAGTAGTTAAACCAAGCATATTTGGTGCATTATTATTCATGGAAATTGCTGCACCCGTAGTTACAGTTGTACCACTTACTGTAGCTACAATAGCATATAGCCTTGAAAGCACTGCTGCATCTAGATAACTCAAAAAAAGTTGAGAGGTACTAGTATCGTAAACAACTCCGGGTCTGTATATTGCTCCCCCTCCAGCATTAGGTATTTTTTTTGCATCCCCAAAACTAATATTAGTCCCGCTTATAGCTCCCACTCTTACATATCCACCTGTACCACCATTACCGCCTGTTTGTCCGTAGAAGACAACAATTTGGTTAGTATCACTCTTAAATGTAGCACGTGATTGACCAAAGGAACCGTAAGCAATAAGTAATGCCACATGAGTACCAAAGGAAATAGTGGTATTACTTACAGTACCAACTGCGGCAAGTCCAATAGCATTATTGTCGTTCCATATATAGACTATCTTTCCAGCATTAGGGTCATTCACAACTTCTGCATAAGCACAAACTCTACTTTTTACTACTACAGCAGTACCAAAGGAAATAGAGTTATTAGAGGGGTTTACAGTACCTACTATGGCTGTTGGGTAGCCTGAGTTAGTATTATCTGAATAGCCAATAACTACTTTATTACTTGAAGTATCAAAAGCTGACGATATACCAATAGTTGCACCAGTTTCAAAAACAACAGGGGTTCCAAAGCTAATAGAGTTATCAGCATTTACCGCACCTACAACAGCCGTACCTCTGTTAGTATTACTAACGTCTCTATAAGCAATTACTACTCTGTCACTGTTAGTGTCATACACAATAGTCGTAAAGTTAACATTACCTGTTTCAAACTGATGATGCGTACCAAAAGTAAAGGCTAAGCCGCTGGATAGAGACACAGCTAAGGCATATCCAGGCCCGTCCCTGCTAAAAGCTACAATAATTTTATTACGATCAGGATCAAGACATGCAGCCATATGACTAGCTTTTCCACTAACACCCATCGCTGGAAAAGCATAATTACTGCCAACAGCTTGAGCTTGTTGTCTCCCTGAAATAACACTAACAGTCCCGTCAGAGTTAACTACAACAGGCGTCCCATTGGGCAGCGTACCAGAGGCAGTCGCATATATTTCTGCGTTAGCTTGGGATTGGACGTTTCCAACATACTTCATGGCAAATCCTATGCGTCATCTATTTCTTCATAAGAACACGTCGCGGCTAAGTCGCCTGCCACGCTTGCTTGGATTTTAAGAATGTCGCCCTCTACTAAATAAAAACCCATGTTCTTATCTATAGGAACTAAAACTGTGTCTGCGGGAACAGATATTGTTTTTGCTATGTAGTAATCTGCTCCACCGCGAGTTACCCAAACCGATATGTCCGCTGCGTTAACACCGTCTATATTAGTAATTACAAGACTGTTTACCTTTAAAACCTTGTTCGATGCCGCCGTTAATAAACTAACTGCGGAAGCAGCTACATCAGCGTCTACGGCGGTATTTGCGTAGATACTGCTGACAGCTACAATGTTCGGATTTGCCATTTTATTTCTCCTTTAAAATCAATGGACTAGCCGAAGACCATCGCCATCGCAATAGATTTGCCTGTTGATATGCCTGCCGTGCCAAACACTAATTTGCCTGAACCGTTTGAAGCTAACAAAGCCTGACCCGTTGAACCAACTGCATCAGGCAACTCAAGTTCATAAGTAGCTCCCGCCGAGTGTGGCGGACTTGCTAGTGTAACTGCATGAGAGTTCGAGGAACAATTCAAAGCCAGCTTTGCTGAGTTTGTAGCGCCTCGTATAACGACCTTACCTGACCCGTTAGGGGCTAGATCCAAGTCCCTGTTCGATACAGTGACGAGATCAAACTGGTTAGTGTCCAGGTTGCCACCTAACTGAGGAGTCGTATCATTAACAATGTCCTGAATATCCGTGGCGATAGCTGTAATAAATACAACAGCACCACCGGAAAGACTTAAAGCATTGTCACCGTTACTACTCTCAATAACCGAGCGGCTCAGTGTAGTACCAGAAGCAGTGTAAGTTCCTGTGCCTATCTCAAACGCAGAAGACCCGTCCTCTATACAGTATCGAACTGAGTTCCCATTGTTAACTCCCGCCGCAGCAAAAGTTTGGAAACCGCTGGTTGCACTGCCAAGAGTAATCGTTCCAGTACCTGTGGTGCTGGAGGTCATTTTAGCTCTGTTTACAAGTACTACCATATCAACTCTCCAACCTTACGCGATTCGGATTAAAGCATTCGAAGCATCTGGGCTTGGCATAACAATCTTAAAGTCTCCAGAAGTAGAAGCTTTATCAGAGCCAAAATCCAACACCAAAACACAATTTGCTGTATTCGATCCAGCACCCGCCGAACTGTTGTATATCAACGCGCCACGAGCAGTGATCGTTGCAGAAGTAAAGGTCTTGTCTGCAAAGTCTGTAAACGCTGTGGTTCCAGATTGAGCAGGCATACTAGCCGCCGCAGCCAGTGTGTTCGTACTGGTACTTCCTGCTGGGCCACCAGCAGTGTACGTTCCTGACGTGCTTACTTCGTTGTTGCCCCCTCCAAAAGGAGCCGCAGTAGTAGCAGCGGTAAAAGTTGCGCTGTTGGTATACAACGCTATTTGAAAAGCGTCACCACCAGAGGTAGTGAAATTGTGTGTAGCGGACAAGAGTTCCTTCTTGAACGACGTACACATAAAGTTTCCATTAAAGGCCATATCAGAGTCTCCTTATGAGTTCAGCCAGTTCAGGATGACCCGCATCCTTTATTGCATTAAAAACCGTTGTCCGGTCACTTTTAATAGCCTCACGCATATATTGAGCTACTAACTTTTCTACAAGGCCGCTGAAAGCACGAGCTTGATCTCTTATTCCCGGCAACGCTGTGTCAGACACAGAGATGATTTTATTAACGCACTCTTCCGCTAATTCGTCAGGAGTAAATCCGCGTCTATCGGTAGTAATGATTGACACCACGTTTTCATGTTGTGGTAGATCAAAATTAAGACTGTTCATCATTCTTTGCTCCGCACAACTTTACCAGTTCTATATTCGTCGGTTACTTCTTTAGCTTCTCCGAGCATCTTAACACCAATCATGGCTTCTTGGAAGCGACTATTATACATAGCCATAACGTCCTGCTCACCCTTCATATAAATATACGCTTCTATCAAGGCCCCATACAACAATGCCATCTCTGCATTCGTACTTAACCATGTTTTTTCGGAATCCGCGCCTTGTGTGAGACTATTAGGGCGATAAAAATAATGAAGCTCTGCTGTGTAGGCTGCATCCGGAGCGGGACCTAACAAAAAGTTGGTGACATCAAACTGGCAATAGTACTGAGGAACACCCGTTGTCGCATCGTTCGGAGTGTACATCTGCACAAAGCTAGGATCTTTAAACTCTAAGAAATAACGGTCTCCATTAGCAGGATATAACGCCAGAGAAAAAGGAGCTAGAAAGTCCTCCGGACAAGCTAGGAACCTGGTGCCTGAAGTTTGCGCAGTAGCGTTCTTTCGAAATAAACTAAGCTGGACGTTCTTTAAGATACGTTCTTCAGACATCCGGATGAACAAAGGTATGTTGTTTACAAAGCTAGTTTCTTCATACTCAGTGTAATCTTTTATTGCTTGTTTCAACTCTGCATATGTAAAGCTCATGGTATCTCCACCGTTACTGTCCCTACCGAACCAACGGCAACCAGGTTGTTGGGAGGGGAAAGTCCCTCTATTCCAGCAAAACCTACAGGATTCCAACCGAATTGAATAGCCCGTTGCGCCGCAAGATCAGACTCTGGTCTCGGGTTCTGTAAAGCTTGGGGATCTGGAAAGGCTTTAGGTGGTGACAACTGCGGCTGCTTAGGGTCAAACTCATCCGGTCCAACCTTAGCGCCCGTCCATTCCACCTT